AATTTAGACAAAAAAACACAGAACGGTGTAAAATTAATTGTTTTTTTTATTTATTTTATAAATTTCTTTTTTACCAAATCTAATTTTGACCTATATTCAATAATTAGGCTTTTAAGCTCATCTTTTGTAGGTTTTGCCACCTGTCTTGCTAATTCTTGAAGGTATTCTACCGTACCCGGCCTTTCCTCGTCTAATTTTTTAGCATAAACGTCCAAATTACCAGATAAAAATACATTATCGTGTTCCGATTGTGGCTTACAATTTGCCTCAAGCCACCTTGTTCCTAAATTAGCTCTTGGAATAAAGTGTCCATTTTGAATTTTCGTCCATTCAATCTTTTTACCCGATGTAAAACATTCAACTATGCCTTCTTTGTTTGCATATTTGCATCTTATGTATTGGCTAAATACATGGTCAAGATCTTGTACTAAATTTTGAAAACTTTCTCCATCTTCTTCATATTCTTCCATTCTTTTTTGCGTAGAATGTATAGTAGCGCATTGTTTACACATTTTTTTAGAAAAATGATAATCAAGTCTGCCGCAATTAATACAACGTTTCTTTTTTACTATTATTGTTGAGTTCCTCATTTATAAATATTTTAAGCATAATCTTTTAATTTCAAAATATAAATGTGCAGTTAAGTAAATGCAAATTCCCAAAGGAACGCTAATTAGAAAAAACTTTAGCAATTCGTAAATAAATGTTAATTGTTTCATAGGTTATTTGTTTTGGTTAAGTATTTGTTCTTTTACCAATTTAGCACCATACATAGCAGCTTTAAAGTAAAATGATTTATAAGGGTCTATTGTTGAAACCCTTATATGCTCTAATAGTTCTTTCTCTATCTCCTCATCACTTGGTAGTTCTATTGGTTTTAGTCTATCAATAACATCTTGCATTGGACAATCACTCCAGCTTATTATAGCATTTCTTAATTGTTTTTCTGTTAATAGGTATATTTTCATTGTTTTCATAAAAATAATTTTAACAAAAGTAATTAATTTAATTTATTAACAAAAAAAAGTTTTGGAATTTGAAATAAATACTTTTACTTTGTCCTGTAAACAACTAAAATTTATGGAAAAACGAACTACTTATGACGCAAGAGATGCGATCTTACTGCATTTGGATGAAATCGAGAGAAATCTTTCTTGGTTGTCTGAAAAGACTGAAATACCCTACCCGACATTATATTCGGTATTTAAACAAAAGCACTTTGCTTTATCTGAAAAGAATTTAACAAAGATTAATTCTGTTTTAAACAAAGATTTTCAAATTAATTAATAAGACTAAAATGGCTAAAAGATTCACTGACACAGAGAAGTGGAAAAAACCTTTCATAAGGGGCTTACAAGGTCCTTACAAGCTCCTTTGGCTATACATTTGTGATGATTGTGATCATGCAGGTGTGTGGCAAGTAGATTTAGAGGTAGCTTCAATAAGAATAGGCGAACCTTTATGTTTACCAAAAGCAATTGAATCTTTTGGAGATAAGATTGTAATTTTTGATAATGGACACAAATGGTTTATACCTTCTTTTTTAGAATTTCAGTACCCTAGTGGACTTAATCCAGACAATAGAGCGCATAGTAGTATCATCTTTTTGCTTGAAAAATACAATTTAAGAAAAATACAAAATAAGCCCCTTACAAGCCCCTTACAAGGACGTAAGGATATGGATATGGTTAAGGATATGGATAAGGATAAGGATAAAGAAGGAAAAATTGAAAAAATTAAAATGATTTTTACAGGAATTGAAATTGAGGAAGCGTGGGATTCTTGGAAAGAGTTTAAGCAAGCACAATACAAGTTCAAGTATAAAACTTTAAAAAGCGAACAAGCTGCTTTTGATGAACTTGTTCAATTGTCCGGAAGTAATGTGCAAACAGCTATTCAAATCATAAATCAATCTATGGCTAAAGGGTGGAAAGGATTGTTTGCATTGAAAAGCGAGCCGACAAGTGGGGTAGTTAGACAAAAAAGTTGGTACGAACAAGATTTAGAAAACAAAAGGAAGGCATTTAAACCCATAGAACAACATGATAACAATATTTAAAAATATTTATTCTAAAGAACCCAACTATGTAACTTTAGAATACGCTTTAAATCGCATTAGGGAGGGCAAGAGTCGATTATCTGTGTCCGAGATAAGGAATACCATCGATAAAGAAAAATCTGCCAATTTAAAGAAGAATTTGCCCTCTGTGTGCTTTTCTGGAAAATTTGGTGCTGAAAGAAAGGATTCTGACCTAATTGAGCATAGCGGGTACATAGTCTTGGATTTTGATAATATTTTTGAGTTGAGGGATCGTCAAACCGATATAATCAGCAATAAATTTGTTTACGCTTGTTGGGTTAGCCCATCAGGTAATGGATTGAAGGCTTTGATTAAAATTGCAGATGGCACTAAGCATAGAGAGCATTTTCAAGCATTGCAGGATATATTTCCTGATATTGACAAGAGTGGCATCAATCCAAGTAGAGTTTGTTATGAAAGCTATGATCCGGATATTTATATCAACGAAAAAGCTCAAGTTTTTAAAACCATAAAAAAGACTGAAAAGATTGTTGTCTATGAAAAAACCGATGATGATGATAAGATTTTTAAGAAACTTTTAACTTGGCTATCTAACAAAAACGAAGCATTTGTAACCGGAGAAAGAAACAATTTTATCTTCAAATTAGCATCTGCTTGTTGTCGATATGGAATTGATGAGATTACCGCTAATTCTATGATTAATAATGAATTTTTAAGTAATTCAGAGTTTACAAAAAGGGAATCAGATAATGCTATTTCATCAGCTTACAGAACAAATAGAGGTAGATTTGGAAGTGCTTCATTTGATAAGGAAGTTTTAATTGATAAAACGTCTAGGCTAGAAGTTAAAGTAGAAAATGGGATTATTGATGAAGATGGAAGATTGAACGATGTGATTTATGGAATTGATGTAAAAGAACAAGCACTTGAATTGTATGAGCAAGGTTATGCAGCAGTAAACGGCATCAATGTAAAAGAAATGGACTTTGCATTTAAGCCAAAGAAAGGTGAAATAACCGTATTAACAGGTATAGGAAACTATGGTAAATCTTCTTGGAAAAAGTGGTATCAAGCTATGCGTATTTTACTTTACGGAGAGAAGTTTGCTACATTTTCTCCTGAAGATAATCCACCAGAAGAATATTATCACGATTTTGTAGAGATTTTACTTGGTTGTGATTGCACTCCTGCAAATCCAAACAGACCTTCAAGACAAATTTATGAATACACATACGATTTCGTTTGCAAGCACATTTTCTATGTTTATCCAAAAAATGTAACACCTACACCGCAGTATATTATGGAAGTTTTCTTGCAATTAATTGTTAAAGAAAATGTTGATGGTGTTGATATTGATCCATTCAATCAGCTAGCAAATAATTATCAAAATTTTGGTGGAAGGGATAAATATCTTGAATGGGTTTTGTCTTTATTTTCTAGATTTTCACAAACAAATAATGTTTACTTTTGGATAATTGCGCATCCTGTTAAAATGCAAAAAGCAACAGATGGAAACTATCCTTGTCCCGATGTTTTTGACATTGCTGATGGAGCATTATGGAATAATAAACTAGATAATATTTTAGTTTATCATAGACCATTTGGACAAACCGATCCACAAAATCCAACTTGCGAATTTCATAGTAAAAAAATTCGTAGACAAAAAGTTGTCGGTAAAAAAGGTTTTTTTGTATTTGAAATGCTATTTAAAACTAGAAGATTCTTTTTTAATGGTTCAGACCCTATGCAAAAGGTTATGAATGAAAAAAATATAACTTTTAAAACCGAATCTACAAGAGAATTACAGCAAGGTTGGGTGCCTTATAATGATGAAAACGGAGAAGAAATAATTTTTTAACAATAAACAATAAACAATGATTAAAATGCAAGTAATCGGCTATTTAGGTCAAGACGCAATAGTCAATACCGTAAATGGCAAAACAGTTATTAATTTTTCAGTAGCACATTCTGAAAAGTATAAAAACAAAGACGGAATTGAAGTAGATAAATCAGTATGGGTTAGTGCTGCGTATTGGACAGACAGAGTAAATGTGGCTATGTATTTAAAAAAGGGAACACAGGTTTATTTAGAAGGTTCTCCTGAAGCAAAAACTTATACAAATAAAAATAATGAGGTAATACCACAATTACAAATAAGAGTTGCTTCATTAAACTTATTGTCAAGTTTAAAAACACAAGGAACAGGACAAGATTTTTTAACGCAGCCTAATGGATTTGAAACAAACGATATACCTTCATTCTAATGCATATTCACGAATTAAATAACGTAATATATGTCGAAACTCCACTCGGATATGGCAAAGCAATCGCATGGATTGACTACGGATCAGAACTCAACACTGTTTGGAAAGTTGTATTACACGACAGCGGCATCGTCAGGAACTTTTATGACACCGACATCATCGTATTGCCAAACAAAATGGATGGCGGATCATACGATAAGAATTATTTTAAAAACAAATAAATAAAAACAAATGACACATTTAATGGAAGTGGCTCCAGATTATTTTAAACAAGTTGAAAATGTTGTTAAAAACTACATTTTAGTAAAAAACGTAAGACCATATGATCATGGCGATACTCTTGTTTTGCAAGATGCCACTAATACAAAAAGCGAATTATTATTAACAATTACGTCTGTTGATAAGAATGTAAATGGCTTAAAATCAGATTATTGTATTCTATCATTTAAATTAATATCTTAATATGAATAAAAAAACTGCATTAATTAAATCCTTATTAAAAGGAGATGTTATAAATGTGTTAAATTCTATAAAATTAACCGGATATAGCAACCCTGCAAGGGAAATGACAAGAGAAATAGAGAAACCTTTTTGTTGTACAGTTACACGAATAAAAAGAGAAAGTGTAGACCAATTTGGCAACTATGTTATGTGGTATGACTACAAACTTGATAAAAACAAGCCAGAAAATAGAGAAGGAATTAAAAAAATGTTAGATTACATCAAAAATAAAAATTAAATTAAATGAAATTCAAGCCTTTAAACAAAAGAGTACTAGTAAAATTAGACGAAAGTAAAAAACAAACCGAAGCGGGCATCATCTTGCCGGATTCTATCCAAAACGATTTTGCAACAGGAGTTGTAGCTGGAATTGGCAATGAGGTTTTGTTGGTTTCAGTAGATGACAGGATTATGTTCGCCCATACGGTAGGGGTAGATATTGAGGTCGATGGAGTAAATTACCGATTGATTCCCGATGAAACTTATATAGACGCAATAGTCTAATTTTTAAATGCCTTCAAAAAATGAGGGCATTTTTAATTTTAATACTTAAAAAAAACTTAATTTTATGCCAATAATGAAAGCAAAGCCAATTAATCATATATTTCTAAGTCTAGATAAGCCAATTCAAGATACAATCAAATTGGGTGATTTAGAATTATATTTAGACGGATCTTATCGTCCAGAATGGAACGCCACTGTTGTAGGTGAGGTATACACTTTGCCAAAAAATCCAAAAGGAAATGAAGCAAAAGTGGTTTCTAAACTTAAAGAAGGCGATAAGGTGTTGTTTGATTATTCTGTTGTTGCTGAAAGAAAATTTGAATCTGATGGTGAGTACTTTACGGAAATAACAAAAGATAGTCCCTATTATCAAAAGTTTCAAAATGGAAAAGGAGAATCTTTATTAGTGGTGGCTATGCCGGGAAAGATAACACACATATGGGTTGGAACGTATCATGATAAAAGAGGTAACTTTATTGACGGGTGTCAAGGTTCTGAACATGATATAAGTAGATGGAAATCTCAATTTAATTTTGGTAGCACGCAGTCATTCTTTTTTAAAAACTTATTAGACACTGGTAAAAAAGATGTTTGGAAAGCAGATTATAGAGATATCTTTGCTAAAATTGAAAATGATGAATTAACAACTGTTGGAAATAGAATAATACTTGAACCAATTGATGTAGAGATTCCAAAAGATGTAATTCAACAAATGGGTGTTGTTGATACAATTGAAGCAAAGGTGAGGTTGGGAGATAGGGCAAAAGTTTTATCTGTTCCAGATGGTGTTGATTTGAAAAAGGGCGATGTAGTTGGTTTTGAGCCTCAATTTCTTGAAAAGTATGAATATCAAAATAAACAATATTATTTAATAAAATCCTATCGAGCTTTAGGAATTTGGGAGGAAACAAACAATGGCGTACAACATTAATGATGTATATAATTTCTTAGTCTTTATCGTAAGGAAAGAAAGAGGAGTATTTATTACTATTCCTGAAGCGATGCAGACTATTGATAACGCACAGCTTGAAGCAACCGAAGATTGGTTTGCGGGCTACGGTGCTACTCAAATATTGCATGATGCGATAAGAAAATTAAGATCACAAGTTCAATTTACTTCTGCATCAGATGGACAAATAACATTTGCATCTGACTATTTGCATATGATCGGTAACCCGTATACAGTTACAGGAAGCACAATTAATGCTGTTAGATTTGTAAATGAAGATGAGTTGCCTTTTGCGTTAACAAGTCAATTAAGACCAGTATCAACATCTAAGCCAATTGCAAAAGACACTTCTGTTGGATTTCAGTTATATCCTCAGTCAACTCAAACAGGTTTTTATAATTATCTACGTAGACCAAATGCACCTGTTTTGGGATATACTCAAACAGGTAGAACTATAACTTATGATCCAAACACTAGCACGCAATTAGAATTTACAGATGTTTATATAAACAACATCATAGCGCGCGCATTGAAATTTTGGGGTATTAATATGGCTGAACAAGACATTCAGCAGTTTGCTCAATTACAAACACAAGAAACTAAATAAAAATGGCTAATAGTACTAAATTTTTAATGGCCGAGCAGGTTTTGCTAAGATTAGCAGGAGGTTACAGAGATGTAGCTCAATCTGTTCAAATGGAAGATGTGGTAAAAGCAATTGAACAGGTTATTAATACCATGTTTCAAACACAATATTATAGTGCAACTTTACCAACAGGTGAAACTGTTCCGGATAATTTAATGATTGCTTTTTACGAAGATGTAGCTGTTGATTCTTATGGAGATAAGGCTAAAGCAGATTTGCCAATAGTTCCTATTTCTTTACCTAGAAATATGGGGATTTACAGAGTAGTAAATTCCGAAGATATTGATTTTATACCAGTTCCATTGGGTCAAGGAGCTTTATTAAAAGCCGATAAATTATTAAACGATTTGTTGGGAAGCGTATATTACGAGGTTAGAAAAAATCAAATAATCTTTTCTAAAGATATTACGCTTTTAGATGTTAATACAGTAAATATGTATTTAGTAGTTATGGATATTTCATTATATTCAAATACTGATCCATTGCCGATACCTGCAAATATGGAGGAGGAAATTATAGAGAAAGTTTTTGCTAAATTTGCTCCAATTGTTCCTGAAAGCGGAATTGTAAATAGTTACAGCGAAAATAAAAATATGTAAAAATGACAACAGCAAGTTTAGATTATATAGTAAAGAATTATTTATTAAAAAAAGGATATCCTTTACATTGGTATATGCAATTTATGGTTTACGCTGCTGATTGCTTGCGTGAATTAACATTTGATGACCTTCGTATTATCAATACAAAAATTTTACCTGTTGATCAGACTATAAATGCAGCTTCATTACCAGAAGATTATCAAGATTATGTAACTGTTGGCGTTATGATAGGTCAAAGAATTAGACCACTTGTGCCAACTAATACTTTAAACCCTTTGACGAGTTTAGATGTAAATCAAAACTTTGCAGAACAAGATTGGAGTGATAGCGTTGTTCCTCCTGATTCAAATCAATCACAATTGTACTATGGCGCATTGCCGTATGCTCAGTGGTTTACTGTTCACTATAATGATTATGGTGAAAACATTGGTAGATTTTTTGGTTTAGGTGCAGGGTATCAAGAAGATACATTTCAAGTATTTAAAGAAAGAAATCAAATACAATTAGACCAAAAATTTTATGTTGATAATATAGTTTTACAATATGTTTCTGATGGACAATCAGCAGATGCGGCATCTCAAATAGATCCTTATGCAATAAGAACTATTCAGGCTTATATTGATTATCAAATGAAACTGCATAATAGAACTTACAACATGGGAGAAAAGCAATTAGCTGAAAATGGTTACATTAAAGAAAGAAAAATACTAAGAGCTAGAAAATCAGATTGGAGTGTTGAAAGAATTAAGAGAATTGTACAAAAGAACACAATGGGCGCACCAAAAAGCTAATTAAAATGATTAGAAACAAGAAAATTTTTATTGGAGGTGCGAATCAAGACGATTCATTGCACTTAATTGAAGATGCTCAGTATTTGAGAGTAATGAACGGAAGGGTTGGGGTAACTCAATACGGGAGAAATAATAGAGTCGAAGGAGTGCCGGGTACTACTTCAATACCACAAGCTGTTTATCCTCCATATGGAGTGAACATGGCTATTGGTAGTTGTATAGACATTGAAAATCAAAGATTATTATGGTTTGTTTATAATACTATGGGTGATCATGGTATTTATTGTTTTGATATGGTAGCCAACCTTACTTATGCTGTTATTTATGATAGCCAAATAGAAGGTGGATTAAATTTTAATAAGGATTACAGGATAGATCGCAATTGTAAGGTAATAAATGGGGTGTTGTATTGGTCAGACAATTACAATGAACCCAAGAAAATCAACATTGATAAAGGGATTAAGACCAACCAAGCGGGATATTCTACAAACGAAACAGCGTATGAAATTCCATCTGG